GCTATCCTCAAGCTCTCCACCGCCTTTTCCAGCGTTTATAAGGTTAGCCTTTGCCTCTTCAATAATAGTGTCTCTAAGAGTCTCTAATGCAATCTTTAGGTTTTTAGTCTTCACAGATATCTATGTTGTTCATTACGACTAACGAAAATGTCAACGCCCAACCAGCAACTAAATTCTCAAACCTATCCTTAAAAGGTTCTAATGTTGTGGATGATTCTATTTGGTAACCGTCTCTGTGAGTTTGACCTTTACGCAATGTCTGTACAAATTTATTGAGTACGGCTAACTGAGTGTTCTTAACATCCATTTCATTATCGTTACCTATAAATAGATCTACGACCTCATCCTTGCTAACGTCTACTATATCCATTGCTATAATATTGAAGTTAAACGTCATTGTTTGTCCGTTCTCTTGTACGTTTGTTAGAATCATATGACACAAAGGAAAGATACTTTGTTTGCTTAAGTCTACGTCAGTGATATCGCCTCTAGTTACAGTGTTTACGTTTATATCTTGTAAGAGTAAATCTTTCAACGTATCTAAAACGTCATAATATGCAATCGCTCCTCTGTGTGTTAATAATGTCATTTAAACTTCTTTTTTATATTTCTTCTTTCTAATTCTGTTTTCTCTTTCATAAACGTCAATGCATATAAACAAGCGTGTACGTTCATTTTAGTTACATCGTCTATCTTCAAAACGTCAAATCCAGCAAGTGCTTGAATTGATTGATACCACCCCCATTTATTGTTGAAGTTTGATTCTGCGTCCAGTCCTCCAGATTCTCCTCCTCCAAATATTTCGTCATAGCTTGAGACAACTCTTTCCCTAAATTGTAAAAAAAAACCATACTACTGATTACCGCATCCATTGGCGTATGCAACATTGCGTCGTAATACCTATCTCCTTTATATTCGTCAATCAAATACTTATCTCCTACCTTTTGCTTTATAGGTCTATATAGTACCGCCATTGCTTTATACATATTATCCCAGTCTCCTAAATTAGAGTCTAAGTCTACATACTCTCCAAAAGTCATATCGTCTAGCTTAGGAATGAAACCAAACTCCGTATCTCCTAGCTTGAATGTTCGCACTAAGTCTGGCTTTTCGGATAATGTTAAGTTTATAATATTCATTATTCTTCTAACGTCCGATAGCTTATACTCAACCGCTTCTATTAGTGGTATATTGCAGAATATCTCTAACGTCTTTTGTGATAAAAACACTTCGCTATTATCATCGTTTTCATTAGCCTCTAAGACTTTCAAATACTTAACGTATTGTGATAGCTTAATTTCCGATAGTTTGTTAGGTACACTTACTTGTAACTTCATATTAATATAACGTATAAATTATTAGTTTTTTGATTTATTCTTATAATATAGCGTAACGCCCAAAGTTTGGCTTGCTGATTATACTATATGTCCCATAGCGCACCGCATCGATAATGTGATTGTTCTTATCTTCTGGAACGTTTGTTAGCTTACCGCTCTTGTCTTCTAACCATTTGTAATTTCTAAACTCTTGTATTGCGTTGTGGCTATCTTTATGTATGTTTATTTTGTATCGCTTCAATAAGTCAATACCAGCGTTCACACTGTCTCTACCTTTTATACTTCCTTTTACGTTCCAACCCATACGCTTCAACTCATCGTTAAGTCGTGGCTCTGCTGAGTCTCCCCATATCATTTCTTTGTTTATCCCTATCTCTTTAAACTTTCGATGTATATCTCGTCCAGTCATCATCGTCTGGTAAACGTATTCTTTTAGATACAGTTCGTGTTCTTTTTTCCAGATACCTACTAAAGCCGTTGGGTCGTTGGAGTACCCATAGTCAAGTCCAAAACTTATAAACTTAGCGTCATCTGGTATTTTATCAACTAAGTTGTGTGTAAATATAACAGACTTACTTACTCCTTTAAGTCCGAGTCCGTATACTTGCCAATACTGTTCGTCTGTATCTCTTAGCCTTTCAATCTCTTTTACTAAGTTCCCATCCAAAAATGGATTGTCTAAGTATGTTGTTATATGAAAGTCGCAATCTTCTCGCTCTATAATCTCGTCATATAACCAGTGGTATTCGTCTGAGGGGTTATAGTCAATTATAATGCGCTCACTTGTTCTGATGTTTAACTGAAAAAAGTCCTCCCAGTTTAATTCGTTAGCTTCATTTATAAACAACAAGTCTCGTTTTCTACCCCTAATTTTCTGTGGCTCATCTAAACTAACAAACTCAACGAGGTTACCGCTGAGTCTATATTCATTAAGGCTTTTACTATGCAACGCCTCGTTGTATAAATTATGTTCATTGATTAGAGTAAAGAAGTCTCGCATACTTGACCCCCTAAGACTCGGACCAGTCTTCCTACAAATCGTTATAATCTTTCCAGTGTTTACCATACAATACTTAAATATTATCCATATAAGTATGTTGTAGGTTTTACCAGAACGAGTACCGCCTTGTTCTACTACTATTCTTTTGTCGCTACGATCTAAATGTCCAAAGACACTATTCGTTTTTATCTGGATAGATGACCTCAATATTTATATCTAAATTACTACCGTCTACGCCAGTGATTTCTTGTCTCTCAACGTAGCCTCTATTCTTAAACTTTGTTTTGCATAAAAAGATTACCGCTGAGGGATGTCCCTCGTTAACTAACTCATAAAGTTTTGTCTCTGCGAAATCTCCTACTACATTCTGTACTTCTTCAACTCGGTCTTTAAACTCCTCGTCTTCTTTCATCCACCTATAAGGTGTTGTTCTATCTATACCAACTTGCTTTGCGGCTTGTGATACTATACCTAACGCCTTTTCTAATGCAACAATAAACGCTTCTTTTTTTAGTGTTGTTTTTGTGGTTTTTTTATCTATGTTGTTTTTGGACTCTTCCACGCTCTACTGTATTTATGTTCTTTTATATTTAAGGCATCAAATACTCCGTCTTTATAAAGTAATTCTACCTCGTCTTTACTTGCTCCTATACTTTTTTGTATATAATCTCTATCTACTTTGTGTTCGTCTATTAGTTTTTTAACAATACTATGCATCTTAAACGAAACGTGGTTACCTTTTGCTCTATTTATTCTTATAGTCAATAGCATACGTTCTGGCTCTGATAAGTCCATTACTACGCAAGGTACTCTACCTTTGTATTTTTCTTTTACTAATTTGCTACTCTTCGATAAAAACGTTCTATGAAATCCGTCAATAATCGTTTTGTCTTTGTTTATAAGAATTGGCTGAATCCAGCCGTTCGTCATTAAACTTAATTCTAGTAGCTTTAACTCTTTGTTAAGTACTACGTTAGGGTTGTAGTCGTTAGCGTTTAGCTTGTCTACTTCTACCCATTCTACATTTGTGATTGGTTCGTCTTTATACATTATGGTCTCTTTTTAGTATTGTGAAATCGTGTCTATATACTGGAGGATATTGTTTACCGTTATTTATCTCCTCAAAATATTTTTCTACCGCTTTTTTATTTCGTCTCACGCTATGGTGCATCATATGACAACGCCAACAGATTGGCTCTAACGCTTGATTTATTTTCTCTACCTCTTCTGGATAAATGTGGATAGGGAAACGATTAAACACTTCTTCTAGTGTGTTGTGTGTAACATCATAGTCCTCATTGTGCAAATGAAGTATGCCCTCTTCTTGACCGCAACGTCTACACTTTTTTGGTAGTGGAATCCACCCCATTTTCTTTGCTCTTGTTGTTAGTTTTAGTGATGCTTTTCGGAACTCTGCGCTCCAACCTTTGTAACTTTTCATTGTTTATAGTTTTTGTTTTACATATGTGATGCCGTTCTTACCGACTGACTGTACCTCGAATCCGCTTTTTAAAAACTTAGGCAAACTCATTTCTGTACAATACGCAGTCAATACCTCTGGCTTGTATAATAAGATACGATTTATTCTAGACTCCCACAAGTTAGAATACACTTTTCTACCCCTATATTCTGGCTTAACGTATGCGCTCTTTAACCTTATATGCTTGTCGCTTATCTTCATCCAACCAGCAACTCCCACTAACTTGTCGTCTATGTAGCAACCTAAATACTCAGTCTTGTCGTCATACTTTTGAATCGCTACTCTACTGGAGCGAAACTGTTTAGCAAATCTTATGTATACTTCACTATGCTCTAGTGGACAAATTTTCATACTCATAATATATTTCTTTTTTATCTCCAGTTGGTTGTATTTCTCTTTTATATGCGCCTCCTATGACCTTTGAAAAAACGTATAAGGCTGGGTAACCACCGAAAACGTTGTCTGGTCTAGTGTTGTTCTTACGAGTCAAACGAACTCTAGATACTTTCTTCATAGCCTCGTTCTTCTGATACTTGTCAGTTATGTTGTCTTCTATATATCTATATATTGCCGCCCAATAATCTCCATTACACTTCTCCTTATATAATAACGCAATTTTTGTGGAATTTCCTTTAACCGCATCTTTATAGTATCTAGCTTGTACTTCGACTTCTGGCCATATTCTTATAATATTGTTATAAAGAGTAGGATCTAGCGTCTTAACTCTATGTAGATTTTTTGCCGCCTCTGCGTGTAAAACAGTAGCTACCCTTAAACTATCTCTATTGAATATCTGCATATCATAAACTTGACAATACTCAATATCGTTATCATAAAAGTACTTAAATATATCTTTCTCTTTCCAGTCGTATATCGGTTTGCCTAACGTTGCATTTTTTAAGGCTGGATTTTTTGTCAAATAAGAAACCTTGCTATTTGTTATACCGCTGAATCTTATTAAACTTTCATCTGCTCGTGTACCTACAAGTGTACAAACTCTCCTATTTTTCTTATCGAATAAAACCTTGTCAAATTTATACTGGTCGTATACTCCTTTCAATGTTATAGCGCAGTCTGGTTTTGGTATTACCCAGTCTCTATTCTCATCCCATTGTATGTACTTACGCTTCTCCCCTAATATATATATCTCACTTTCTAGCTGAGTCGCATAGTATCTAAAGTTATACTTTGGATTGTCTACAAACGTTAACACAAAGTCTCTTACTGGTGTATTGATTGTTTCTTCGTCCCTAAATATAACGTTTATCTTATCAGTGAAACCCTCTTTCTCAAAGTACTCTTCGACTAGCTTCAACATTGCTAAACTATCTTTACCCCCAGAAAAACTTACCCACACTTCATCGTGGCTATTGTAGATTTTATCTATTCTATCTAAAGCCGCTTCGTATACATTTCTGTCTTCGTATATTAAATCTTTAAGAGTCGCCATTTACATCATATTCTATAAATTTTAATATTCGTTTACTATCAGATATTTTATTATCCTCATAAACCTCTGCTATATATCGTAAAACTCTTTGTGATATATTTTCTGAATCTTTAAAGTTATTCTTTAGACGCTTCAAAAACCCATACCAAATTTCTAATTCTTCTTCGTTTGTAAAGTATATAGTATAATCATTAAATTTTTCATTCGTTACTCCGTCTATCGTTTCGTCATCCTTATCGTCTTTGTCCTTAAATAGTGCTGGATTCAAGTCCATACCATAAGAGTCTAGCGTCATAGGGTTATAGTCTGTCGATAGCATATCCCAGTCCCACTCTCCGTAGCTGAGGTTATCTTTAACCACAAACTCTTTACACCATTCCTCATAAGTCTTAGGAGTCTTCCCCTTTTCTAACAACCTATCGTTCATCTTGTCCGTCATTTCTCTAGTGAGTCTGTCGGTAGGTACTTTTTTCCAGCCGAGATCTAAACACGCACGTAAACGCATATTTCCTCCAATGACTATATTATTCTCATCTACTGTTATTGGATTTAACTTCATAAACTCACTACTCTCATCTATACTACGCCTCAAAGATTTAAACTTCAAGTCTTTTATAAATCGTGGGTTATTATCGTTTAATTTAATTTCGCTAATCGGTAACTGTTTCATATTGTTCTTGTTTAATTTCTTTTATTGCTTTGTTCATTGACTTTGCTACTATTTCTCTAGTTAAAGCTATTTCAACTTCTTGTTCTAAATAACCAAAAACCTTGTCTTTTATAATTAAATGTTCTTGTTCTAATTCTATTAATAGCAACTTATACATTTTGTAGTATTTCGGCTCGTAGTCTTCTATTGTATGAAATTTATTATACGCATAAACTAAAGTACTATGTCCTCTCCCTAAAAACTTTGCAATCCTTTCATACGTGCAACCTAGAAATTCGTCCCTCATAATTTTAACAAATACAAGTCTAGCGTATACGTGGTCTCTTTTACGGCTCGGCTCTTTTACATCCAAGTCTGAATAGTATAGTATTCTTTGCCTCACGTGTTCCAGTGAGTTTTCGCTCATATGTCTCATAATGTTCCAGTTATTAAAAATTCGTTAACGTCAAAATCTTCTGATATATAATCTTCGTATATCGATATCGCTCTCATCACTTCGTCTTTGCCTTTATTATAAAAGTCTTCTGACACATCCCAAACCGCAATATCTAAATTCTTTTTATCAATACATAAAAACTTAAAGTCCTTATAATCTACACCAAATAACTCACAATATATGTAAACTTGTAAATAATACCTATACTTCTGAGCCGATTTGTCAAAGTTAGAAACGTCAATCGTTGTCTTTAAATCTATAATAGCACCAGACTTTTTGAATATATCTGCCTTTGCTCTAAAAGGATATCCGTTTATCAATCCAATCGCTGGTATCTCAGTTACGCTATTTCTCATCAGTTCCATAGCTTTACTGTTTTTACTTATAGCATCTACCAAACGTTCTGCGTCATTCTTTTCTTTCATTGTAAAAACGTCTGGATACTCTGCCTTAGCTTCTTTGAACTTTTTTGTGTTCTTGCTTTGCACGTCTACAAAAATTACGTCTTCCATTTTTTCTGGCTCTAGTATCATTGTGTGAAATAACCAGCCGTCTCTTAACGCTTGACTACTTTGCTCTTGCCCATACTTCATAACGTAGTGATATGTCTTAGGACTGTCTAAGAGTAGCTTTAAATTGCTTGAAGAGAACACCGTCTTTCCTAGATACCCATAGTAAAATTCGTCTGAGTAGGCGTTGTCTATTAACTCTTGTAATTCGTGTTCCGTATTGTCTAATAATTTTATCTTCATTGTCATATAATTGCGTTATCTAATTGTTCTATAATATGTCGTAACTCGCTACGCTCAAACTTACCAGTTACCTCAGCGTTGTACGTTTTAAACGTCAAGTGGTACATATCCTTGTCTGTATCGTTTTTACTTTCTCGTTTTCCTAAGTGTTCAATGTTTATACTGAATTTCATTTTGTTATAAATTTTGCTAATTCTTGGTACTTGTCTCTCAAATACTCTTTTTCACTCGCTACTTCGTTGAAACATATTTCTGTTATACTAGGCAAATCCCTAAATAATTCGTGAGCATAAAAAACCAATACAGTGCCGTCTTCCAGTTCCATATTAACTTCTCCATTGTTGCCACCCCATAGACTAACCGTCTTTTCTATATATATCTGTTTCATCTTAATTAGTTCTAAATATGTAATACAATGCTCCGTCTATCGTGTGTTCATATTCGTTGCCGTCATAAGTAGCAAAGTGATGACCGTAGCCGTCTACGTGGCAATTCTCTGCCGTCTCTTCCCAATCAATAGCTAACCAGTCTGGTGCTTTTATATCGTAGCAATCCTCCACCATTTCTTTAACTGAGTCTACATAAATATCCCAGATAAAATCTTCGTGAATAAATCTATACTCTTCTCCGTCTAACTCTATATAAAAGTCATCATAGTCTGTATATAGCTTGTCTTCTAATTCTCTAACTTCGTCTCTATCTATTAATAGATCTAATTCTTGTGATATGCATTCCAGCACATCTCGTCTTTTACTTTTTTTCATTGTTTTCATTGTTTTTATTGTTCTA